AGGCAAGAGATTAACTACAATAACAAGCATTATGTTGCTGTGTGTTGGCTTGGTGGTAGCGAACCTACCCACAAACCTTCAGATAAAGCTATTGAATCTGTTAAGTGGCTCTACTCACAGGTAGGTGGAGAACTAAGACCTCACTCCTCGTTTAAACAAACATCTTGTCCAGGTGATGCTTGGCGACAACACATCATAGAAGGTTTAACTACTAGCACAATAGACAATTCAAGTCCACCAGACATGGTGCATCCTAATCAGATAAACAAGAAACTGGACACTATTATTGCTAAACTGGAGAACATAGAAAATAAATTAAAGTTAGGAAAGTTGATAAGATGAGCGAAGAATATAAAGTAATTCTTGAAAAGACTGTATGGACATTCGTTGAAGCATTTATAGGTGCATTAACAGTAGCACCATTAGTAGGTGTGGATGCAAATGCTATACAAATCGCTGCTCTTGCAGGTGCATCATCTGCTTTAGTAGTAGTTAAAGAGTTCGCTAAGAAAAAAATATCTAAATAAAAACTATCTCACTAGCACTGTATAATTAAATCAACAGGGCAAAGGAGGTAAATATGCCTAAAGTACCAGAAGAATGGGGTAATAATTTCTATAAGTCAGGGTGGCAACCAGGACTAGAAGTTAATGAACAGACTGGCATGGGTGAAATAACTCATGTTGGAACAGACCCAAACTACAGAAACAAACTAGATTCTATATTACTTGAATGGGGATTTGACCCTAAACACTACGAGATAGAAGGTTCAGTTCGTGCATCTAGCTGGAATGTACAGCTTAAAGGTGGTAGAACAGAAACCTTTTATGCGTTTAAGGGTATCGTTAAAAAGAAAAGACCTGGACATGACAAGTATTTCCAACAGTTGTTTAAACAAGCAGGTAAGAAACCACCAATAGTTAAGAAGTTTGATGCAGGTGATACTGCATTTATGTGGTTCATGAGTGATTGGCAACTTGGAAAAAAAGATTATGGAGTTGAGAATACTATCAAAAGATATGACAGAGCATTACAAGATGGCGTTAATCAGATAAAAGACTTGCGTAGGTTAGGTCATAAGATAGATGAGATATACATGGTAGGACTTGGCGACCTCACAGAAAACTGTACACCACATTTTTACGAGAGCCAACCACACAATGTTTCTCTCACACTGATTGAGCAATACGCATTAGCTAGGTCTATGATTATGAAAACTATAGATACATTCTTACCACATGCACCTAAGTTAATTCTGGCAGGAGTTCCTGGTAATCATGGTGAGATGTCAAGGACCAGTAAAGGACAAGTTTCTACAAATAGATTAGATAACTCAGACACAATGCACTTACAGATATGTGAAGAGATTATGAAGGCTAATCCAGAACGATATGGGAAAGTTGAAGTGAATGTGCCTACTGGCTTTCATCAAACGCTAACCATAAAGGGTAAGACAGTTGCCTTTACACATGGACACATGACTGGTGGTTCAGGTAATCCAGAAAATAAAATAGAAAACTGGTGGAAGGGTCAAATGTATGGGTGGCTTCCAGTAGGAGACGCAGAGATATTAGTTACTGCTCACTATCACCATTTAAGAATGAAACAACAAGGTGATAGGACTTGGTTTCAAGCACCTTCAATAGATAAAAGTATAGACTTTACTGAGAGGACTGGACTGTGGAGTCATCCTGGCGTCCTGACTTTCACTATAAGTGATAAGGGATGGAGTAACTACCAACCTTTATAAACGATTAAAGGGTAGTTGTTTAAACAACTTAGGGTTACCTTGAAAATCTTTTTCTGGATAAGTACCCCAATGTTTCATGGTGCTCCACATCTTTTGGATTTCTACAAATGGTATCCACTTGAATGCTTTGTAATGACTGTTGTAATAATAGATACCTACATCTACTTGTTTAAACTGCTTGGCTTTCTGATACATTTGATATAGCTTTTGGTAATCATCTAGTTTTAACTTGGTCGTACCTTTAACCTCACACAATCGCAGTTCGTTTTGTATGTACACTAGATAATCTGGATTGATAACTATGAATGTATAAAACCAGAACAAAGGCATGGAATGTTCCCATGGGCTAGTTCCAGTTTTCATCCATGTCTGATTCTTAACCAGTCCTAACTGTTCTAAATAGATTTCAAAGTTATCTTCTGCATCTTTGCCTACTTTATCTTTGACTCTATCGTGGTATGGTCTATCGCTTTGCTCCACTAATGCTCACCAAATAATTCATCACCATACCATTGTTTCTCGCAAGTATCACAAGCAACTAGGTCATCATCTGGCTCACCATTACGATAACCTGTTCTTAATTCTCCACCACATTTCTTACACTTCACTATCATCTCCTAACTTAACCCAACATATATTGCATACGCTGTGGTCGTCATCTTTATCTGTTAGTTTGTTTGCACATAACATACAGCTACCTGAACGAGGAGTCTTTCTTACATTACCTCTCTTCTGTTGGTTTATCCAGAAGTCTTGTAGCTCACTGCTCATCTCTTCAAAAGGGGATGACATCCTGATTACCTCCTTGGTCTGCTTTCTTTACCAGTGCATGACACTCTCTGTACTCCCATTGATAAGGATTGTTCTCATCAACTTGTTTGTATCTAGCACCACAGTATTTGTTACCCTCAACATCTGTATAAAATACAGTGTTGTTTAAACAGTCATGTGGAGATTTATGTTTAGTATCTGGCTCTGGTGGAACATCAAAATTGTGATTTGGATATCTCTCTTTGAGTTTCTTCTTCAGCTTTTCAATGTTCAGATTTGGTGATTCTAAAGCCACTCTTCTGGAACAGCTTTGTCTTGGTTACTACTACCTATGTAACCTCCCCAACCACAACCATTATTGCTACCATAACTAGAACATGCGAAGTCTGGAATCATCTTAAACTTATCATCACTAGCTTTCTTCTCTCTGTTGTCCTCAATGTTGTCTCCACTTTGACACTGTGGGCATACTGGTTTAGTTGTAGTTTCAAATACTTCACCAACTACATCAGTGATATCTACTGGTTCGTTCTCTCCTATCAAGGATTCAAACAAGTCAAGGTATAGTCCAATGGTATCGTTATCCCACTCTTCTACATCTTTACTATGTCCTGCTCCAGTAAACTGACTAAATGATTTTTGTTTTACAATATCTTCTACATCCTTGTTTAAACCAAAACCTGCAATTAATTTAGCAATCTGACTTGCGTTGTTGGATTTTACTTCCTTGTTGTATCCAATGTCCTCTTCAAACTTTGCTATGGATTCCTCAGTGATAGCTTGTACTTCCTCACTAGGTTTATTTTCTTTCTTACGCTTGTCTACCTTAGTAACTTTAACTCGCTCATCATTACCAACTTTCATCATCTCTTGTTGGCTTGGTCTAGGTTTATTACTACCTTGATACTTCCAGTTCGCTAACGCTCTACCTATAGCAGATGTCTCGCAGTTCTCTACCCATGCGTCAGTATTAGCGAAACCACCTTGTCCTTTAGTTTCTTGTGCTATCCCTGTTGTAACTGGCTTATCATCTTCTGCTTGTTTAAACACATAGGCAATTATTGTTACACATGTCCCATCATCAGTCATGTGTACTACTTCAGTGCTTATCCTTGCATTAGGATTGTCATTCCAGAATGCTTTTAATCTATCTTCTACTGTCTCGTAGTTATCTAAGTTAAACTTAGGCATTATTCTTCCTCCAATTTATTGTTCAATGATTCTATAATCTTGTAGACTCTTTGCCTACTGACTTTCATTATATCTGCACACTTGATAACAGATAACTTCTTGTTCTCAACTGTTTGCTTTAACAGTCTAGCTCTTTGCTCTGACAGTTTTTGCTCTGTTTGTCTTAGCTTGTCTATCTGTACAGTTAAGAATCTTATTCTTGACTCGTGTTGTCCCTCTGGTATTTCATCAAAATTTATTTCAACACCATTAAAGTAAGAGACTGACTTGTCATCATTAATAATCTGTAACATCTTCGTCCTCCTCTAACCACTCTCTTTGTAGGTCGTCAATAAAATCTATTGCGTCCCTGTTTAAACTGATAACCTTGAATGGTTTGTTAGTTACTATGTAAGCTACCAGTACCAACACTAACAACGCAGTTAGTGCTAAACCTGTAATCAATATTGGTATAAATAAAAACAGTTCCATTACTTAACCTCCCATATCCCAATCTAAATAACATTCTTCACACATTCTTATAGGTTCTAGTCCATTACCAAAATCTAAATGGTGTGTTCCATATATCTCTGTGTTTGTACAGATACCATTAACAACACTATCTTGTGCGTTGCTAGGATAAGTGTTCTCACATTTCGTCATAGTGTTAGGCATTATTCCTCCTCTAGTTCTATGTCTTTGCCTTGAAACATCACAGTGTTATCAGTCTCCTGATTAGCTTGTACAACTTGGTCGTTGTAATCTACTGCGAATTGCTCCAATAGTTTGTTTGCTTTTTCTGGATTTGCTTTAGCAAGTATCTTGCTCTTGTACACCTTAGCTCCACCACAACTGTTTGCTAGTTCTATAGCCCACTGCTTTAGTTCTTCTGGCGTACTGAATATATTAGGCATGGTCTCCTCCTTTGTTTGCCTACTTGTTTAAACTAGATTGTCTCTACTTCAACAATCTTTACTATAAACATTCCTCCTAAGTCTTTGAGTTCTCTAACTTTGCATAGTGCGTCATGCTTGTTGTCGTACTCCCATGTCATTGTTCCACCATAAACACTGACACTTCTTACTTGGTAAATCATAGTTCTCCTATGTCATCTCCTATTTAATTTTAGTCCTTACTTTCATTATTGTAAACTACTATTGAGGTGCAAGGTGGAAGTAAACAATGAAAACCTTCCACCTTGTTTAAACTGCTAGTCCTCAATACCCCACATCTGTAATGTTTTGTGGCTACCTAACACAAAGTTTGTGTACAACACTAGGTTTGATAGTGTATTAAACTTGTGTTCTTGTATCTTGTCTCTATCTACATGGAGTTCTGCGTCCCTCCATGCTTGGCGTAAAGATTCTAACTTCTCTTTGCTCTCTGAAAAGATAGTATGTTTAACTCCTTCTTCCCAATACTCTAAGCTGTATAGTACAGCGAACATTTTTTCATCTGGTATTTCTACTTCAAATGATTTTGTACCTAATATCTCTTGAAGTTCTTTTGTATGTACCTCTACAGTACGATATTTTTTAGGCATTATTCCTCCTCGCTTACATCTTGTTTGCTCATGATATCAACTAAGACATCTTCTTCTCTTACTTCTTTTGACTCACCTAAAGTCTTTTCAAATCCCATTTCTCTTAGCTTGTTTAAACAGAGTTCTGTATATTCTCCCTCTTTAGTTATCCAACCATAGTCCACAGTGTCTTTGAGTTGTGTTCTGATATCCCAATTTGCGTCCAGATATTCTCTAAAGTCTTTCTTGGTATTGTTCCTAACTAAAGTTCTCATAAACATAAACACCAACTCAAAGTTAAGATGTCCTTGTTTAAACAACCCTGTCATTATCTTTAAATAGTTCTTGTTGTTATGTTTACCTGCGTCCATTAAGGATTGATTCACATAACCTTGAAATGTTTTTATTTGATTAGCCATTACTCCTCCTCGTTAATTATTGAATTACAACAATCACTTATGTAATTCATGTCATCATCTTGAAAATAGTCTGTATCTTGTTTACAGGTGCTACATACTTTTGAATATACTTTTGTTCCATTAACAATATCAACTACAAACATTACTTCCCTTTCCTATCGCAATCTTGTTTTCTGCAATAACTTCTACCTACTGTTCGTTCTTTACCACTTCTATAATCAAACTCTGTCATACGCATACAACCACAAGTCCAATCTATTTGATTAACA